ACTACAAGGAATTAAAAGACAAAGAGAAGGAGTTAAAAGCAGTTAGAAAATATCTTTTAGCTGTATATCCTTTTGATGATTCTATGGGAGTATCGAGAGGGGCTTACGATATGATGAATCAAAGAGTATCTAAAGGTGGTCATCTGGTTTACAAAAAGAAAATTACTGTAAACAAAGATAAACTTTTAGATAAAAAAGGCGACAGAGTTGTCATATCAAAGCTAGATGAACTACATAATAAGTTTATCAACAAGAAGCCTAAACAGATTGAGGTTGTAGAAGAACCAATTACTATGCCTCAAAATGATGAAGAATACATCCCTAATTCTGATTTTAATGAGATTTCAGATTCCTATAGACAAGCAGATGTTTTAATGGAAACATTTCAGTCTTTGATAAATTTGACTGACGCTGATTTCTCTGCTATCTTAAATGAACATGATTTACAAACATTCGTTAAAGATAATCATAAACCCCTTAAACATGTCTTTGATAGGGTGTTGGAATCAGGGAAGCAACAAAGCAAGGTTGCTTAAAAATTTTAATATGGTACAGGCACGAAAAGAATCCACGCTTGAAAGAAAAGATAAAACTTTTTTGATAAAAGACCACGATTCATTATCGGGAAAAATGTTTAAATCATTCCCGTCTCAACGAGTTCAGCGTTGTGAGTATAAACAAAGCCATATTAATCAAAAGCTAGACACAGTAGCGTGGACTGTCCGACTACTAGATTAGTAATTTCACTAATGACAAGGGATTAGCTTTAAGGTTTGGGCGTTGATTCGTAATACTAGTTTAATTAACTTAATGTGTGGATATATCGGTTGTGAACGAAGCCACCACCCAAAATATACGGCTAGGGTAGTGCCGAGCAGTGAGATTCTGTCAAAACTACCCACACGAAAGGATATATAATGTTAGAAGTTCCAAAGACTAAATTAAAGATTGCAGTTTACAGACTACGAGATGTTGAGAAGATTCTTAATGGATATAATAAAACAAACATAAGTGAGTGGCGAATAAAAGAAGCTGAAATAATTGTTAAACAAGTTAGCCAAGACTTGCTACATATATTAGAAGGAACAGATTTAAAAGATGTCGAAAAAGAAATCGAAAGATTACAGCAAAGCCTTATCAGTTGACGAAAATATAAAAGAATTATTAGAACAAGGATTCATAGAGAGAGTTAAATCTAATGGGTCAGCATATTTTGTTATTACAAAAAAAGGATTAGAATTTTACGAAAGACTATCCAAGTCATCAATCACATTCATAGCAGATTTTGACATAGACGAACCCACAAAACATTAATTACCCCATACAAACACACACGAGGGTTTTTAAAACCCCCTGTATGCCTCTTAAAACAGGTCAAAAAACCTTGATTATACTATGTTTTTAAGATTCTCAGCTTTGAGTTGTTCTTTAGCCCACTGCCAATCATCTGGCCTGTATTCGACTTCAACATATCTGTTGATACCATTTTCATCAATACGATTGCTATTAAACATATTAACAAAAAAGTTGATAGATTTTTTAGTAATACCAAATGCATTCATAATTTCACCTCCTCTTAAATTACAAATCAATATCTATACAAAAAATACAACACTTAGATTCTTGCTAATTTGACAAGACAGATGTTATGTTCTAACATAGGTTAGATATAGAAAGGAATATTATGAGTGACATATACAACGAAATGCTATTAGAAAAATGGTACGAAGAAGCGTTAGCAGAAACATTAAAAGAATATAAAGATGTAGCTAAGGCAGAAGAAGAAGCAGAAAAAATAGCTAGAGATAGACTTGAAAGTGAAAGCCCATGAAACAAATAGATAAAGACACAATATCATTGGAATGGACTACTGATGATGTTAAAATGCAATTAAAAAATAGAGGGCAAGAAAATGCATTGACTACTGATGAGTGTAGATTTGTTTTAAGCATGATGTTAGATAAACATGACGCAACAATCGGTGTAAGTTGGGATGTCATGGATGTCTATATTGACAACGAAATTATAGTGAAAAAGAATAACAATGGGTAAAGTTAAAAATCATTTACAAGAAAAAGCAGAAGAGTTTATGCACGAAATAGAAGACAAAGTAAGTAAAGGCAAGATGACTAAAGGTTGTGCTTATAAATTATCTGTAGATAGAAAAGATGAGATAGCTTTTGATTTAGTAGGATTTGATTCAGAAGATATAGATACTCAGATAAAGATGTGGATAGATAGTATAGAAGTTCCTTGGTGGAACAAGATAAAGGATGTGAGGTTTTAATGAAGATAGAAATAAAAAGTGATACTTCTTTATATATCACAATAAACGGATATGTTTACTACATAGACGATTCAACAAACGAACAAATAATTGATAAGTGGAAAGATGAAGATGAAGATAACTGATAAAGACTTAGAGGGATTAACAGATATACAAAAACTGTTTATAAAAATATTATTAGAAATGAAAGGAAAAGATGAAAACTAAATATATAGTAAGAGTTAATGTAAGTTATACAAAAAAATATATTGTTGACGCTGAATCAGTCCAAGACGCAGAGGAAAGATATTTATTAGAAGGAGTATCAACTTCATTAATGGAAACAGAAATAGATAGAAAAATAATTAGTGTATTAACAGACAGAGAAGACGCAGAGAAAATATGGGAAGTATAAGTATAATAGTAATTTGTGTTTTAATTTTATTGTTTGTATTCTTTTATGTTCTTATGACTGCAGAGAAAGATGATGATGACGAAGATTCAGGCTCATGGTAATACAGTATGTAGGGGTGGGCAGGGAAATTAGATGTTAACATATATATCAGATTTGTCAAATGGATTATAAACACCAATTAGAAATAGTAAAAGAATTAAATGTTGAGGGTACACTTAGAACTGATTGTCCTTTTTGTATGAACAGAAATACTTTTGATGTCACCAACAAAGACGGAGTTATATTGTGGAATTGTTTTCATGCTAGTTGCGAGGCCAAAGGTGGTAGTGGGGATAAGTTCTCAAAAGAAGATGTAGAAAGATTTGTATCACAAGAAAAACAATTACATAATCATAAATTTATTATGCCTAAAACTTTTGTTAACTTTGCAGTCCACCCAAAAGCTAGGGCATTTTTAGATACATACGGAATCACTAACACAAATGCTAGAGTAATGTATGATGTAAAACAAGAAAGAGTTGTATTTTTAGTAGAGAATCAAGGGGAAGTTGTGAGTGCTACAGGCAGAGCATACGGAAACTTTCAACCCAAATGGTTTAAATATAGTAAATCAGAAGTTCCTTTTATTACAGGCAACAATAGAGAAATAGCTATAATAGTAGAGGATTGTGTAAGTGCTTGTGCAATAGAAGTTAAATGTGGATTCACAGGCATAGCTTTAATGGGAACAAGCCTACAAGAAAGTTTTATAGAACACATAACTAATAGTGCTAGTAATGTTGTGATATGTTTAGACAGGGATGCTACGGATAAATGTTTTGATATGAAAAATAAATTAGAATCCAAAGTGAATGCTTACATATGGATGATAGATAAAGATTTAAAATCATTTAGTGATGATAAAATGAAAGAGTGGAAAGGTAAAATATGCAGGATGATTTTATAATACTACTTGCAGTTGGCTTTATAGTCATTGCATTTATAAGTTATATCTTTGTGTTTGGAGGTTTGTAAATGGCAACTAGAGGAGGCCGAGTAAGAAAAGATAGCTATCAAGGATTTCATGCTAGAGATTTTGTACAAATCAAAAAGTATGATACAAATGACATGATGTATTTAGATGTTCCAAAGTATGTTAGAGAAACTTTAAAAAAAAAGTTAAACAATTTTAAAATAGAAAACTTTGATACATATAATTCAGCAATAGCTGTAAAAAGACAATTAGAAAAACGATTCATAGAACTAGAAAGGATAAGAGTAGATGAGTGGTTCAAAAAAAAAGACAGACAATACAAGTAAATTTTATGAAAAGATAGAAGGTGAATATATCCTAGACTTACAGGGGATAGAAACACATTGTAAGGTTAGTTCAGATAGGTATGACGAGATATATAATAGACCTACTATCTCTTATCATTTTACATTTGAAAATAATAAACTAAAAGATTTAGGGGATAATGATAGTCATACATACGAGCCTATGAAAGTTTGTCCTACTAGTGGTGTAAAAATAGTTAACTTTCAAAGACTTCCTGAATATAGATTGCCTATCAGTAAAACAGGATTTAAATCTCATTTCTCAGGATTCATAGATATGAAAAGCATACAACATAAAAATACAGATGATATAGTTGTAGAGGTCAGTAAGTGGTTGATGATAGAGGCAGGACACAAAAGAAAAAAATATTTTTGCACGAAAAGATTTGCAGATGTTCCGATTGTCAGTATAATAAAACGAATATGAAATTTGTTTTAATTTTATTGATTCTGATAAGTGGGTGTACAAAAAACTTTAAAACTAATTACCAATCAAATAATGAGATAGTTATTGAGGAGTTAGAACCAATACAAAAAGATGATTCTACATCTAAATTAGAAGAGATAAAATTAGAAATGCAAGAAAGGTTAAAAAAAATTAAAAATGAATAGATATTATATACAAAGACTAAGTGCAGAAACTTGTGAAGATGTTTTAAAAAAGTACAATCCTAACGAAAAAAAGGATGTTGTAATTGTTAGAATGTATGATGAACCATTTGATTTAAAAGTAAAAATTAGAGAGGCTATGTCATCAGATGAATTTGAAACATTCAGAAAATTAGTAAATGGTAATGGAGAGTTCAGAGACATTATAGATATTATAATGAAGAAAAAAGAAAAAGAAACCCAAGAGACAATCATCAACAAACAAGCAGAAGAAAACAATCAGTAATCTAACATATGTTAGAAAAGAGGGAGGCAGTCTTGCCTGAGACCAATGGCAATGTTCGTAAATATTTATTAAAGTCTTTACTTAAAAAAAAATTTTACGATAAGTTTCAAAAATATAATTTAGGTGATGTGTATAATCACAACATCTACAAGTGCATAGATTCTATTTATAGAAATGATAAAGAACTAGAATCAATATCTACTGAATACTTAGCAGACTTTTATGAGAAACAATACGGCTCTCGTATGGGATTCAATCAGTTAAGTGGTGATAAAAATATTATATTTGGTTTAGATAAAGTAAAAGAACCAAACGAAAAGACAGTAGACTACATTTTAAATCTTACTCACAAACAAAAGAAAGCAGAGGAACTTACAAAAAAAAGTTTTGCCCTGGTCAATAATCCCGATAAATATGACTTTTCTGAGATAAAAAACTTTGTACAAAACATAGGTGGAGTGCAAAAAGAATATGAAAGTAAAATGGATAGGATTAATGTTGACCCTTTACAACTTATAGAAGATGAAGAAAAGTTTGGTAATTTTAAATTTAATATAAAAAGATTACAAGATGCTACACACGGAGTTGGTGGAGGTAATTTTGTAGTTGTGTTTGCAAGACCCGAGGCAGGTAAGTCAGCTTTTTGGGTTAGTCTAGTTGCAAATAAAAATGGTTTTGCAGAGCAAGGAAAAAAGTGTCATGCCTTTATAAATGAAGAACCTGCAAAGAAAACATATGTAAGATTAATATCTTGTTGGACAGGAATAGTAAGAGATTTAATTAAGGAAAGAATAGAGGAAGTAAGAAAAGAATGGAGTGTAATTAAAGATAATATTTTTGTTTATGATTCTGTAGATGTAAGTATGGATGATTTAAATAATTATTGTGAAGAGAATGAAGTTGATATAATAATTATTGACCAACTAGATAAGATAAATATTCGTGGAAACTACAA